TTAAACCTAGCATCAGGCTTTGCAGGGCTGAGTGGCAATCCCAACGCTGGCAATATACAGCAGGGATTACAGAACCGACTTTCAGTGTTGCAAGATGATCGTAAGCTAAAAAATGCTCAAGAATTAGCAAGCAGTAAATTACAGCTTCAAACACAGCAAGCCATGAAGCTAATAGGCCAAGAATACCCAGATATAGCACAAGCTATACAAGGCGGCTTTATGACACCTAATGAGGGTGTAATGGAAGCAATGAAGCGGAAAAATGAGCCGTCTGAGACGTTTACAACCATTACAGGCGCAGACGCTACCGCAAAAGGTTTAGACCCAACTAAATCTTATAACGTAAGTAGCTTAACTGGAAAGATTAGTGGCATAGGTTCTGGTAGCACAACTATTGTTAATGAGGCTGCTAATGCTGTTCCTGATGTTGACGAGCTTTATAAAATATTGGCTAAAGATGAGGCAGATCAATGGGGTGGATTCTTAAAAGCAGGCTCACAAGCTGCATCAGTTATACCTGACATTACAATGCTTGGTGAACTATTGCAGCAGGCTCCAAGTGGTCCAGTACAAGGCAGGCTTGCACAGACGTTTAGTGGTTTTAATAATGCGGCTGACGCTGCAAAAGCAATTATTAGTCGTTTAGCCCCTAGTATGCGAGTGCCTGGTTCTGGTTCTACTTCTGATATTGAAGTGCAAATGATGATGGATTCATTAGGGTCATTAATAAACCAACAAGGTGCAAATGCCTTAATTCATGCGGCATTTAAGTCAAAACTTAATTTAGATATTCAGCGTCAAAGCATTGTTCGTAGAGTTCAAAGTAAAGAAATAACCATTAATGAAGGTCGATCTGAATTAGAAAAGCTAGATCAAGTTTCTATATTGTCTGACCCACTACGCGGTTATCTGTCTCAAAGCACTGCGGCATCAATGCAAGCAGGAGGTAAGCCTACTTTTATAAGCCAAAAGAAATGGGATACTTTAAGCGACAAACAAAAAGCTGTATTTAAAAATTAAGGCGACAAAAAATGGCTATAGAATTAACAGACGCAGAAGTTGATGATCTTATTAAAAAGCTGGAAGGTGGAGACATTGATAAGGCTCAAGTTAGATCATTTTTTCAAGGATTAACATTTGGCTTTTCTGATGAAATTGAAGCAGGCGCAAGGTCTATATTTTCAGAAACATACGATGAAGCTGTTGGTGAAATTAGAGGGAAATTGTCAGATTATCAAGAAGCCTTTCCTATTGAATCTGCTGCCTATGAGGTAGGCGGTGCTATTGTTCCAGCTATTGCAGCGACAGTATTAACAGGTGGTGCAGCCGCTCCAGCAGTGGGTGGAAGTCTCGTAAGAACTGGAGGCAGACTTGCTTTAATAGGCGGTGCAGAAGGTGCTGCCACTGCATTAGGAACATCAGAAGGTGGTGTATCTGATCGGATTAAAAATGTTCCGTTAGGGTTTGCTGGCGGTGCTGCTTTTGGCCCAATAGGTGCAGCAAGTGGAAAAGTTCTTGGAATGGCTAGTAATAAAGTTCTTGATTTTGCAAGGCGCACATCAGGAAAGCGTGGCGCAACAGTTGTTGAACAAGAATTATTGCGAATGGCTAATGACACTGGATTAACTACAGATGAAATTGTAGGTCGTATTGCTGCTGGCGAAACAATGTCGGATAACAGAACTTTGCATATTAATGTAAGAGCATTAATGGCTCAAGGTGGATTGCCAGAAAAACAAATCCGTGAAACCTTGCCAGCAAGAGCCAAAAGAAAGCGTTTAGAAGCACTATCTGGCGTTAAAAGTGGCCTATCAACAACCACAGATGAAAACGTACTACGAGCCACACGCATGAATGAGGCTGATTGGAAGCAAACTCAAACTGATGGTTATAAAGAAGTATTTGATCAGGCTGACGATGTTAGTCAAAACTTATCAGACGTTACTCTAGGCGCAGTTCAACAACTACCTGATGCAATGACTGATATTAATAAAATATATACGGCTAAAAAATTAGTGCCTTTATTTAAACAATTAGATAACGGGTCTATTGAATATGCCCGATTACCTACTCTTGAAGATTCTGAAATTATTAGACGCACAATTTTTGAAGCCAAAGGAAAAGCATATCGTGATGGTTCTGCTGGATTAGGTGAGGCTTTAGGTGATGTTGAAAGCGCATTACGAAAATCTATTGATAACTTTTCTCCAGAGTTGGGTTCTGTTAGGGCTGGCTATAAAAAAATGATGGGGGCTAGAACACAATTTGAAGAAGGTAGAAAGGCTTTTAACAGCCCACCAGAACAGTTAGAAATTACTTTTAATAAGTTATTAGAAAGCGGTAACGATGTGGATATTCAAGCCTTCCGTGAAGGTGTTATGGCTAAAATTAATGACAAGATGAGTAGAAATGGAAGAAAAGCCTTTTTAGGAAAAATGTCTGACCCAGAATCACTTGAGGGGAAGTTGTTTACTAGCGTATTCCCACCAGAGCAGCAGGCTAAAGTTTTAAGGCAACTTGAACTTTCTGGCACAACTCAAGCTACATCAGAAGTAGTTATAGGTGGCCCAACTACCGCATTAACTAATGCAGCATTAAAACAACAAAATAAAGGAATATCTGTAGGCGAGATGGTTGGAGCAACACTTACACCAAATGTCAGAGATATTGCGGCTGTAGGAGTTAAGCTAATACAAGATTTGGCTCCAAATCTAACAGAGGCGCAGCGCGGAAAAATAGTTGATGTTCTTTTATCGGATAACCCAGAACTAGTAAGAAAAGCATTAACTGATGAAAGCGCAATGATGGCTGTACAAAAGAAAGTTGCACAAATCATGCAAGGTGTTCAAGCATCGGCTCAACGTGGGGCTGCATACTATGGCGGTACACAAGGCGAAAAAGCAACTCAAAGTCTGCTATCTAATTAATAGGATTTAACAATGTCAAAAATGTCAGAACAAGATATTCAAAGTGCGATTAAAACCGCTATTCAATCAGCCATTGATTACGTTGATTCAGATATTGCAGGGCAGCGTGAACGCGCTCAGAAATACTTTGATGGGCTAGTAGACTTAGACCATGAAGAGGGTCGATCTAGGGTTGTATCTACAAAGGTGCGTGATGTAGTTCGTGGTGCTAAACCAAGCCTAATGCGTATCTTTATGTCTAACAACAAGTTTGTTGAGTTTACGCCCAAAGGCCCAGAAGATGTTGAAAACGCAGACCAAGCCACGGCTTATTGCCATTGGGTGTTTAACAAGGTGGGTGGGTACAACGTATTAAGCAATGCGATACATGACTCTCTAGTTAAAAAAGTTGGTGTGGTCAAAGTCTGGTGGAACCAAGAAACCATTGCTAAATCGTACACCTATGAAAACCTAAGTGATGACGAAGTACAGATATTAGTCAATAAAGAAGGTGTTGAAGTCGTAGAGCATCGACAAGACATTGAAATGGAAATGGATGAATTTGGGATTGATGTAGAACGTAACAGTCACAGCATGGTCATTACGCATAAATACGAAGAGGGCGAAATGGTCATTGAGGGGATACCCCCAGAAGAGTTTTTCATTGATGGTTCAGCCAAGTCTATTGATGATGCGTATATTGTCTGTCACCGCAGCGAGAAACGCGCAGGCGATCTTGTGGCAATGGGTATAGACCAAGAAGTAGTTGATAACCTAAATGGCTCAGACAACGATTCTTTGATTGGTAACATTGAAAAAATACAGCGTTTTGGTGATGCAGTTCAAGACGATGAAAGCGTGGAGAATGACCCATCCATGCGTTTAGTGCTAGTTACAGAAGCCTATCTGAGAATTGACGTAGAAGGTGACGGCATACCTACGCTTCACAAGTTCTTATGTGGTGGTACTAGCTACGAAGTTTTAGAAATGGAACCTTGGGATAAAGCCCCGTTTGCTGATTTTCAAGTTGACCCAGAACCCCATGCTTTTTATGGTCGTTCACTCGCTGAGTTAGTGATAAATGACCAAGATACCACTACCAGCGTATTGCGTGGAATTTTAGACAACGTTGCCCTGGTTAACACCCCACGCCTTGAAGTTAACGAGGATTTGGTGGAAATGGATGATGTGCTAAATAATGAGATCGGTGCAATCATTCGTAGTGAGCAAATAGGGTCGATTAACCCCCTTACAGTGCCTTTTGTAGCAGGTTCTACACTTCCAGCACTGCAATACTTAGATATGCTCGTCGAAGAGAAAACAGGCATTTCTAAGATGAGTATGGGCGTTAACGCAGATATGCTACAAAACACTTCTGCCACAGCCGCAGCATTAACCGCACAAGCTGGCGCAGGGCAAGTAGAAGTCATGGCTAGAAACCTCGCAGAAGGGACTAAGCGACTATTTCAACTCATGCTACACGTTGCTGTTAAAAACTCCCCTGACGAGCAAATGATGCGTCTGAATGGCAAGTTTGTAGAAGTTGACCCAGCAGTTTGGGATACGGGCATGGACATGGAAATTAATGTCGGTTTAGGCACTGGGCAAGAAGATGCTAAAGCAGCCGCACTAATGCAAACCTTCCAAACACAGCAACAGATTTGGCAGACTTACGGGCCTCAAAATGGCTTAGTTAGCATGACACAAATGCGTAACACTTTAGCAGATACTTTGGCATTAAGTGGGTTCAATAATGCAGATCGTTATTATGCACCTATGGATGATGCCACTGAGCAACAACTAA